CTTTGACGGAAACCCGTGGCGAGGAATTGTTGACGTTGTTTCGGGGGGCTTTCCATGCACAGACATTTCAATCGCAGGCCGAGGCGCAGGACTTGACGGAGAAAGTTCCTCAATGTGGTATCACATGGCGCGGGTGGTTAGCGAAGTTCGACCACGATTCGTATTTGTGGAAAACAGCCCAATGCTCATTCATAGAGGAATCGGGCGAGTGCTTGGAGACCTTTCCTGTCTCGGGTATGACTCGCGATGGACTGTTATGGGCGCATACGACGTTGGGGCGACGCACCAAAGGGACAGAACGTGGATTGTGGCGAACTCCCGACACTGGGGGGGGGGGGACATCTGGACTCCTCAAACAGGGCCAGAATCATCGAAAGAACGGTCAACCCATCCAAATCAGATTGGTGGATCAAGTGAACAATCCAAGACTTTGGCCCACACCGGTTTCTCGGATGCACAAAGACAGGGGATACCCATCGGAGTACGGCAGGAACGAGATACCCCTAGCGGCACAGGTTGGTGGGCCACTGAACCCCGAGTGGGTCGAGTGGCTAATGGGGTGGCCGCCAGGGTGGACAGACTTAAAGCCATTGGAAATGGACAAGTCCCACTATGTGCAGCAACAGCATGGAGAATCCTAAGTGAATCATGAACACAGACAAATCGCCAATTCAATCCTTGACCGATTTAAAGACGGTGAAGAATTTAGCCAATCTGCCATTGACCAAGCGCTTAGAGATACAGGAGACATTACGCCAAACGGAGGCGAGGTACTGGATCAAACGGTTCAGGAAGAAAGCCAAGGAGGAGGGCAAAGCAGAAGCATGGGCATGGTGGCAGAGAACCTTATCCGACTTAGTGAAAAAGCGTGGACAACCCGCCGTTGAAGACCTACAAAAGAGGATGAATGATGAGAGCAGCAAAAATTGATGCAAACCAAGACCAAATTGTTACGGCGTTACGGGCGGCTGGCGCTACGGTTCAGTCTTTGGCTAATGTTGGCAAGGGTGTTCCTGATCTGCTGGTGGGCTATAAAGGCCAGACCCTGCTTATGGAAATTAAAGATGGCAATAAAAGCCCGTCTGCGCGACTTTTGACGGAAGACCAGCTACGATGGCATCACAACTGGTTTGGGGGCGCATTGGCGGTTGTAGACAGCCCTGATGCGGCATTACGAATGATTGGGGTGATTAAATGAAGCCAGAAGAAGCCACACAAGCCATCAGGGACAAAGCGCCACTGTACGGAGACGCAAAGGGACAAAGGGTTTATCTTGAGGAATTTCGCAAATCTAAGAAAGCCATGCTGATGCGGGATGCCCTGCTTAACGGGATTGATGCCGCCAGCCACCAAGAACGTGAAGCCTATTCAAGCCCTGAATATCAGAAACTGATCCAAGGGTTAGCCGCTGCGGTGGAAAAAGAAGAAACATTGCGTTGGGAGTTGGAAAGCTACCGCCTTGAAGTCGAAATTTGGCGCACACGCGAAGCCACTAACAGGATGCAAGACAGGTCGCATCAATGAAATGCCCAGAATGCGGCACATGGACAATCGTCAAAGAAACCAGAACCAGCACAGGAAACAGCCGCCGCCGCAGGCTGGAATGCGCTAACGAACACCGATTTACAACCTTGGAGACAATAATTGTTTCAAAAACACGAATACATCAGGTCAAAAAAACTCCTAAAACTGGTAGCGGGACTTGATTGCCAAGCCTGCGGGTCAGGCCAGATGGTGCAGGCTGCACACACAAATTGGGGCGGTGGCAAGGGCAGAGGGATCAAAGCTGATGACAATCTGGTGGCGGCGTTGTGCCTGAAATGCCATTTTGAAGTTGACCAAGGCAAAGACCTAACCAAAGATGAACGCCAATTGATGTGGTATTTAGCGCATACCCTTACGGTGGCAAAACTTTGCGAGCAGGGGTTATGGCCTGCTGATGTTCCTGTGCCTACAATGGCAACGCAGTTGTCTTAGGGGGGGGTGTTGCATCCCCCCTTTTTTTGATATAGTGGCAATATGAATGATGAAGTCGCCGAATTCGTAGCGCACCTGTTGCACAGTTCAACGGTGACGCATTTCATGCATTGGTCAAGCACCAATTATGCAAAACATAAGGCGTTGAAAAAATATTATGCAAAAATTATTGACTTGGTTGACCGATATGCCGAAGCGTATATGGGCAAATATGATCAGCTTAAAAAGTTTCCTGAAGAATTCCATACAGAAAAAGACCCAGTAAAGTATTTGGAAAACATGAAAGAATTTGTGGAAGAATCCCGCAAGGAACTGCCACAAGACACAGAATTGCAAAATTTGGTGGATGAAATTGCCGACTTGATCAATTCAACCTTGTATAAACTGAAGTATCTTGACTAAGGAAAAACCATGAAAAACATGATGAAAAACGAACCCAAGGGTTACGGCACAAAAGCCACAATGGCTGGCAACCCCAAGGCATCCGATGGCACAGGTGAGCATGGAAGCGCCAAAAAGGGCATTCCAGCCGCCAAAACCAACATGACAGGTGCTGACAAAGCATTTGACGGTGGACGTTCTAGCGGCGTTTGCTACACCCATGATCGGAAATGTAGCCAGTAATGGCAAGCTGCGCCGACTGTAAGTTTTTTTTGAATGCCCAAATCATGGGCAGTTGCCGCCGTTATCCACAGACTATTAACAGGCACATGAACGATTGGTGCGGAGAACACGCATTAATTGAACGAGTGATGGTTGATTTGCCTGTGTATGACATTATGACCGACACTATTTCTGAGCCTAAAAAGCGCGGAAGAAAGCCAAAGAATGATCAAGCCCCTGCATGACCGTGTAGTTGTTCGCCCAAATGTTCGCAAGTTGTCAGACATTATTTATGTCAACAACAAGGAATCATTTAACGAGGGAACAGTAGTCGCGGTTGGGCCAAAGGTTGATCAGACTCATGTTGGCGACTTCATCAAGTATGGCAACGGCGATTATCTGAACTGGCCTGTTCACAACATTGATGGGCAGGATTATCAAATCATTCAAGAAGCCGACATTTGTGCGGTAGTGGAGGCGTAATGGCAAAAACTGGACTTTATGCAAACATTCATGCAAAGCAAGAACGCATCGAAGCGCAAAAGGCTGCGGGTAAAAAACCTGAACGCATGAGAACGCCGGGTTCTAAGGGCGCACCCACTGCGGCGGCATTTAAGCAAGCTGCTAAGACTGCCAAAAAATGAAGAAGCACGACAAGCCCATCCCACACACCACCACGGGTAAGGGTAAGACCTACAACCCAACAGACAAGGGTGCTGGAATGACCGCCAAAGGTCGTGCTGAATACAACGCAAAGAACAACGCAAATTTGAAACCGCCTGCCCCCAACCCCAAGACTAAAACAGATGCTGGGCGAAAAGCCAGCTTTTGCGCTAGGATGGAGGGGGTAGTAAAAAACGCCAAAGGCCCTGCTGAAAGAGCCAAGGCATCCCTTAAAAACTGGAACTGTTAAAGGAAAATATCATGTCAAACTCAATCGCCATCGGCGTAGCGTACAAAGACCAAGAAATTGTGGGTGGAACACTAGACAACAGCCCTATTGGTGCAACCACACCATCAACTGTTGTTGGCACAACCGTATATGCCACTAGCGAAGTTGGTTACTCCAGCGAAGCGCAAGGCACTGTGACCCAAGCCACCAGCAAATCAACTGGCGTGACCTTAAACAAGAGCATGGGCAAAATCACCATGAATGCCGCATCTTTGGCTGCTGGCGCAAGTGTGACATTTACTTTGACCAACAGCACAATTTCTGCAAATGATGTGGTGATTGCAAGCATTTCTGGCGGTGGTACTGCTGGCGCTTATTGGCCTTACGTTTCTAGCCAAGCCGCAGGGTCTGCCGTGATTGGTTTGTGGAACAGCACTGCTGGCGCATTGGCTGAAGCTGTTGTGATCAACTTTGCAGTTATTCATGGTGCATCTTGAACATTGAATCAATAAAAAGCCGCATTGAATTCCTGACTACCCAAGCCAAACAATTGGAATTAAACCTCCATGCGATTGGCGGGGCAATTCAGGACTGTCAATATTGGTTAAACGAATTGGAGAAGCCAAATGCCGCTAATCAAATCAATGACACCCAAAGCCTTGAAAGCGAACATCAAGGCTGAAATAGAAGCTGGCAAGCCTGTCAAGCAGGCGGTTGCCATTGGCTATTCGGTCAAGCGTGAAGCGGAAAAGGCTAAGAAAGCCCCAAAGAAGAAGTAAATGCCAACCCTTGCCGACATTTATAGCGCAATCAACACTGCCAAGCGTAAGGGGTCGGATTTTGTCCAAAACCCTGTTACTAGTTTGCAGCAGATGGTTGGCAACGCAAATGACCGCGCAAGGGGTTACAACCAAGAAATGGTTCAAGCCGCACAAGGGTTTGGCGCACCAGCTAGGGGTCAGCAGGCTACACCTGAACAATTAGCGGCGCAGCAAAGCACAATGGATATATTTGCTGAAGCCTATAACCCTGTTGGAATGACAGTGTTTCATGGGTCGCCGCACATCTTTCAAAAATTTGATATTTCTAAAATCGGAACTGGCGAGGGCAATCAGGCTTATGGTCGTGGGCTTTACATGGCTGAATCACCCGGAGTGGCTGGGAGTTATGCGGCAAATTTAACGACAAAACCAGTTCGTATTAATGGAAAATCAATTGAAGAAGTTTTGACAGACCCAAATGCAGTGCGTTTTATGCGCGATGCAAATGGAGACCTTGAACTTGCAAAAAATCTTGCAAAACAAGAGTGGACAAAATATAAAAATGCAGAGCCTAGTGCAACAATGCGCGAATATGTTGAGGAAGCACAACAGCAACTCAATTCTATTGACCCTGCAAAAGTAAACATAGAAAGACCGGGCTATCTTTACAAAGTTGATTTACCCGACACGCATATTCGCCGAATGTTGGACTTTGATACCCCATTAAAGAATCAACCAAAGCCTGTGCGAAATCTCGCCAAATCATTGGGTATGGATATGAATGATCTTGGTGGCGATTTAATTGGCATAATAGGAAAAGGCGACAAAGGCAAGCAAATATTGCAAGATGCTGGTATACCCGGCATTAAGTATCTTGACCAAGCAAGCAGAGACACAAAGACAGGTACAAGAAACTTTGTTGTGTTTGACGATAAACACCTTAAAATTCTTGAACGCAACGATCAACCCATCAAATGACCGATACCATACCCGTCCTAGAAAAACGCCCAGTAGGTCGCCCAACCCTATATGACCCCGCATATTGCGATAAGGTTGTGCAATTAGGGCGAATTGGTAAGTCTGTGGAACAAATTGCGGCAATATTGGATGTGTCATTAAGAACAATGTACTCATGGCGGGATGCACACGAAGAATTTTTGCACGCCTTGGATGATGCAAAGACTTATGAGCAGGCATGGTGGGAAGAACAAGCCGCTGCTTACATGGTGGAGAACAAGGAAAGTGACCGATTGAACGCCACGCTATGGTCAAGGTCAATGGCTGCAAGGTTTCCAAAGAAGTATCGAGAAAGCACAAAGCATGAGATGACAGGCGCGGATGGTGTGCCTTTGCTTACAGGTATTCAGGTGACGTTTGTGAAGCCCAATGAGTGATGTTGCCAGTGCCATTGCCAATGCTGAATTCCCGATCAAGCTACAAGGCTTGTTCAAGCCATCACGCTACAAGGTAACTTACGGCGGCAGGGGTGGCGCTAAGTCATGGGGCATTGCTAGGGCGTTACTGATCAAGGGCGCAAAAGACCAGCTACGCATCTTGTGTGCGCGAGAGTTTCAGACCAGCATCAAGGATTCAGTTCACAAGCTACTGTGTGACCAGATTGAAGCCCTTGGATTGCTTGGCTTTTATGAGATAACCCAAAACAGCATCAGGGGCAAGAACGGCACAGAGTTCGCCTTTGTGGGCTTAAAGAACAACGTAGCCAACATCAAATCCTATGAGGGTGTGGACATTTGCTGGGTGGAGGAGGCGCAGACTACTAGCCGATTAAGCTGGAACATCTTGATCCCAACGATTCGCAAGCAGGGTAGCGAGATATGGATTTCGTTCAACCCTGAGTTAGAGACAGATGAAACCTACCAGCGGTTTGTGCTTAACCCGCCTGATGACTGCATACAGATCAAGATCAACTGGTCAGACAACCCTTGGTTTCCTGAAACGCTGAAGCTGGAAAAGGATGCACTAAAGAACCGTGACCTTGAAGCCTATAACCAAGTGTGGGAGGGCTTATGCCGCCAATCGGTGGATGGCGCTATCTTTGCCAAGGAATTGCAACAGGCTGAAGTGGAGGGCAGGCTAACCCGTGTGGCTTATGACGCTACAAAGCCCGTCCACGCAATCTTTGACCTTGGTTGGTCTGACAGCACATCAATATGGTTCTTGCAGTTTGTGGGCATGGAAACCCGCCTTATTAGGTACATTGAGGACAGCCAAAAGACCATGAGCCATTACTTGGCAACCATGCAGACATTTGGCTATGTATACGACACGGTTTGGCTACCCCATGACGCTGAGAACCAAACGTTGGCTGCGGCTGGTCGTTCTATTGATGACATTGTGAGGGCGGCAGGCTACAAGACGCGGATTCTGCCAAGAGTGCCAATCCTTGACTCAATCAACGCCGCTAGGACAATATTCCCAAGCTGTTGGTTTGATAGGGAACACGCCGCAGAGGGGATTAACTGCCTGCGCCATTATCGATATGAGGTTGACCCTGTAACAGGGCAGTTCAGCCGCAACCCATTACATGATCACTATTCGCACGGGGCAGACGCATTTCGCTACATTGCCTTGATGATTCAAGACACACCAAAGCGCAAGCCAAAGGCACAGGTTGCAATGGCAGGCAGTTGGATGGGATAATTCCCAAAAAGGGGCAAATATGGCTTACCAAGACGCATCAGGCAAAGACGACAGAATAAACAAAGCCATCGCCTTTTGGCGGTTGGTCAATGATGCAGACTCTACAAACCGCGCAGAGGCATTGCAGGATATTAAGTTTGCCGCTGGCGATCAATGGCCTGTGGAGATACAGAACAGCAGAAACGTAGAGGCAAGACCCTGCCTGACCATCAACAAGATTGATGCCTATGTGCGACAGGTAACTAATCAACAGCGGATGCAACGCCCACGCATCAAGGTACATCCTGTGAATAACTTGGCTGATTACAAGATTGCCCAAGTGATTGAGGGCATGACCCGCCACATTGAGGTTAACTCCAACGCTGATACCGCCTACGATACCGCCTTTGATTACGCTGTGCGGATGGGTTGGGGTTACTGGCGCATCAATACCCGCTACACAAGCGAGGATTCGTTTGATCAGGAAATCTACATTGACACGATTGACAACCCTTTCACCGTGTACTTTGACCCCAATTCAATCCTGCCCGATGGGTCAGACGCTGAACGCTGTTTGATCACCACAGTGTTGGATAAAAAGGTTTTCAAGGATTATTACCCTGACGCTGATGACGGTGCTAACTTTACCCAACGGTCAACAGGGGATGACACGGCAAGCTGGATCACCAAAGAAGATATTCGGATTGCTGAATTCTTTTACATTGAACGTGAACGAGCCAAGCTGTATCTGCTGAGTGATGGCACACGCCAATTTGCTGATTCGGAAAGGTTCTTTGAACGTGTGGAAGCCGCAGGATTGACTGTGGTGGATGAACGCGAATCGTTCCGTAAGGCGGTGAAGTGGGTCAAGATGACCGCCATAGAAATCTTGGAAGAAAAGACATGGGCTGGTAAGTACATCCCAGTTGTTCCCTGCTACGGCGCACAAGTTATCGTGGACGACAAGCGCAAGAAATATGGCTTGGTGCGGTTTGCCAAAGACCCACAGCGTATGTACAACTTCTGGCGCACCAGCATGACCGAATCGGTCGCCCTTGCACCAAAGGCAAAGTGGTTGCTGGCAGAGGGTCAAGATGAGGGACACGAAAACGAATGGGCGCTGGCTAACATTAAGTCTAGCCCTGTGCTGCGTTACAAGCAGAAAGACATTGAGGGGCAACCCGCCCCAGTGCCCACTAGACTGCAACCCGAACCGCCTCCACAAGGCATCATGGAAGCCGCCGCCGCCATTTCATCCGACTTGCAGATGGTGTTGGGCATCCTTGACCCCAACCAGTTACCAAGTGGCAATATCTCAGGCAAAGCCCTACAAGGTCAGCAGAATCAGACTGATCTAAGCAATTTCCATTTCTACGACAACATGACTCGATCAATTAGGCATACAGGCAAAATCCTGTTGGACTTGATACCTAAAATCTATGACACGCAAAGGGTGATGCGGATTATTGGGTCAGATGGTCAACCCGACATGACCGTGATTAACGAAAAGAACGAAGTCAATGAGGTTTTGAATGATGTGACTGTGGGCGAATATGATGTGGTGATGGACACAGGGCCGGGTTTCCAAAGCAAGCGCCAACAGGCAGTTGAAGCCATGATGCCCCTGCTCACGGGCAATGAACAGTTGTTCAATATTGCGGGTGACTTGGTATTCCGAAACATGGACTTCCCCGGCGCTGACGTAATCGCTGACCGCCTTGCCTCCATGAACCCAATGGCTAATATTGATGAGAAGTCAGATATACCGCCTGAAGTTCAGATGCGTTTGGCGCAGGCACAGCAACAAGTTCAGCAGATGCAACAGCAATTGCAAGCCGCCCAGTTGGAGATTAACAACCGTGGTCAGGTTGCCCAAATCCGCGAAGAGGGCGCTACTAGACGCAAACTCATGGACGTTACCGCAAGGGCGCACAACACAGAAACCATCAATGAAGCCAAGGTTAATCAAACTAACCTTAATGCAATTACTAGCCAAAACAAGACTGAAATTGACGCACTGGTCAAAATGCTTATTGCAAGAATGCCTGCCGATCAGTTGATGATGGAAATTGACCGCCTTAACGCGGAACAGCAACAGCTTGCAATGGTTGGGGCGCAGGACATTTCGCACGAGGCAAACCCATTTATTAATCCACAACAAATGCAACAACCCATGCAACAGCAGCCACCGCAAGAGCCGCCAATGCAGGAACAAATGCAACCGCCAATGCAACAAACATTTGATCAACCAATGCAATGATTGACAGACAAATAATTTCGTGGTAAAAACCACAAAACCTTACCAGTTGGGTCAACTGGGTGAATTCTTTGAGGAAACTCAATGTCAGAAGTAGCAGAACGACTTGCCGCCAATGTGGTGACAAGTGAAAATTTAGCTGAATTTAATGCCAAACGAATGGGTTTAGCTGATCCACTCCCAAGCGAGGCTGTCGAACAGGCAGAGCCGCAAGAGGTTGAGCAAGGACAGAGTGAGCCGACAGAGGTAGAGAACGAAGCGACAGCAACAGAGGATAAAAAACAAAATCCTAAGCTGGAAAGACGGTTTTCAGAGATAACCAAGCAACGCGAAGCCGCACGGGAAGAAGCCCGAAAGGAACGTGAAGCAAGGGAATCATTGGAAGCAAAGGTAAGGGACTTGGAGGCTAAGTTTCAGCCAAAAGCTGATCCAGTAGCCGAATCAGAACCCTTGCCAGAGCAGTTCAGCGATATGTACGAATACGCCAAGGCGTTAACTGACTATCGAGTGGAACAGCGATTGCAGGAAGAGAAGCAAAAGGAAGTGCAGGCTAAAGCCGCCGCCGAACACGCCAAGCTAATAGACGCATGGGGTCAACGGGTAAAGGCAGCCAAAGCTGAAATGCCAGACTTTGATGACATGGTTAATTCCACAGACGTTACAGTAAGTAACGAAGTGCGGGATGCAATCTTTGAATCAGATGTTGGCCCACGCATCCTGTATCACCTTGCCGAAAATCCTGACTTTGCTGTAAAACTGCAAGGCATGACCTTGACCGCCGCCTTACGAGCAATTGGGAGATTGGAAGCACAGTACGAAAAGACTGATGCAAAGCCTGTTGTTGGGAAAAGTAAAGCACCCGCGCCGATCAATCCAATCAGATCAGCAGCTAATGGGCGTGATGTAAACCTGACCAGTGATGGTCAATTTCATGGTTCATATCAGGCTTGGAGAGCAGCACGATTGGCTGGAAAGATTCGCTAAACCCATTCTTTTAAGGAAATAAAATGAGCAACAATCTGCTTACCATCAGCATGATCACCAACGAAGCGTTGATGGTCTTGGAAAACGAGTTGACTTTCTCTAGCGAAGTCGAAAGAAACTATGACGATCAATTCGCCGTAACTGGCGCAAAGATTGGTGCTACCTTGAACGTCCGCAAACCCGGTCGTTTCATCGGCACAACTGGCCCTGCTTTGAATGTTGAAGATTTCAACGAGACTTCAGTGCCTGTCACCCTGTCCACACAGTTCCACGTTGATACCCAGTTCACTAGCCAAGACTTGGCTTTGTCCTTGGATATGTTCAGTGACCGTGTATTGAAGCCTGCTGTTGCAGCTATTGCCAACAAGATCGACTTTGACGGTCTGACAATGGCTAAAAACAACACCGCCAACATCGTTGGTACTGCTGGTACACCCCCAACTGGCTTGATCACATACCTGACCGCAGGCGCTTATCTTGACAGCGAGGGCGCACCCCGCGATGGTCGCCGTTCATGTATCGTTGAACCTTTCACAGGCGCAACCATTGTGGACAGCTTGAAAGGTTTGTTTGTTCCCTCAGACAAGATTTCTAGCCAGTACACCAAAGGCATGATGGGTCGTGACTCCGCAGGCATGAACTGGAAGATGGATCAAAACGTTGTGGCACAGACATTCGGTTCATATGCAACCGCTACTCTGTCATGTGCCACCACCACAGCAACTGGATTCATTTCCACTGGCTGGGCATCAACTTCCACCATTGCACTGACCGCTGCCACGGCTACTGCTGGCTTGAAACAAGGTGATGTGATTACGATTGCTGGCGTTTTCGCTGTCAACCCACAGAACCGTCAAGCCTACGGCAGCAACCGCTTGCGTAACTTTGTGGTGACCGCACCTGTGACCGTGGCAACTTCTGGCACAACTTCTGTGACCGTTAGCCCTGCCGTGATTACTGGTGGTCAGTTTCAGAACGTTAGCTTGGCTTCCACCAGCGCATCTGCTGTTGTGACTCCATTCAACAACACTGGCACTGTCTCTCCACAGAATATCGTGATGCACAAAAATGCTTTCACCTTGGCCTGTGCTGACTTGGAATTGCCTGATGGCGTTCACTTTGCTGGTCGCGCAAGCGATAAGGAATTGGGTCTGTCAATGCGTGTGGTTCGTCAATACACTATCAACAACGATTCGATTCCGACTCGCGTTGATGTGCTGTATGGCTGGGCTCCGCTGTACCCTGAACTTGCCTGCCGCGTTGCAGCCTAAAGGTTAATGGGGGCGTAAAACACCCCCGTTTCATCAAACAATTTAAGGAAAACATATCATGGCAAATCCCGGACCAGCAACAACCAACACAAACCACCCAACCAATTTAGCAACCAACCAAGCCCTGCGTTTGATTGCGTCTGCTCAAGGCGTAAATTTGAATGCAGTCGCAGACACTGTTGCCACTGTTTTATCTAGTGGTCGCGTTTCTGTTCAAAGCATCATTGTTACCAACGCATCTGTTGACCTGACCACAGCGCAATTAGCTG